CTCCGTAATAATCAAAAGTCTTTTCAATAGCACCCAAAGATACAATAAGCTCGGCCAATCCGCGTTTTTGGTAATCTTGAAGTTTCTTTTTCTTTTTGTATTCTGCGATGTCTTCACGAAGGTATTCAATAGTCTGTTTTAAGGAAGCGCGAACAATACCGTCAGCTGTATCTGGATCAATTTCTACTTTCATGTCTTTACTATTTTTCATATTAATTCCAAGTTCTGTGTTTTTCTGCAACCCATTCATCTCCATCGTACTCTGCAATTTGCCATTGAATGTCGTCAGGAATCTCCACAACTTTAAGTTCAGCAAAGGTTCCGTTTGCAGCTTCGCCCAGTTGTCCCACAATTTCTATTAGAATAGGATCGTTACGCTTAATGTCATCGTCATATTTAATCGCAGTACCAGCGCGTTTATTATAAAAGGCAAGAGCTTCTTTAGAAAGCCCAAAGCCACCGTGACAAGTGTTAATTACAATTTTCATTTTTAAGAATCTCCGATTGAGGAAGATAGTTTTGAGTTGTCACATTAGTCTTTGCGAATTGTTTGTTCAATGTCTTTAACCATCCGCCAGACGAATGCAGTTCACCAAGTTGGCCTGTCGCTTCACAAGTTTTGCCAGAAGCAGTCTCCGCAAAGTGAATGGTGCCATCAAGATAATTACTAAACCGATCATTAATTTTTTGAAGTTCAGGATACTTTTTAGTATTTAAAAGAGAAACATTTTTCTCATCAAACTCAAGACGATAATAAAAACGAAGCGTGCCAAACTTCTCTTTAACTTGCTCTGCAATGACTTGAGGTGGCCGCACTGTAAAGTAATAGGAAGCTTCCTCATCCTTGTTAATGAACGGTTTGATACCAAGACGCTCACCATCTTCTTTATCTACTTGCATAGCAGTAGTGTAGGTGTAGGTAAGAGCTTCACAAAGAATATCAATAAGATCGTACCAACCATCACCTACCTCAAGACCCCAACACATACAGGTCTCGGTTATAGGTTTAGTACGGTCGCCGAAAATCTTTGGATACTTATCAAATAGTTTTTGTTCTAATTCTTTTTTCATAATTATTCCTCAACTTTATTAAGAGCGAATCTTACTTCAATGCGAATAGCTTCAGCAAGTTGTTCTATAGTTTTGTGATCATTGTTGCCATGCTTCAATAAATTGCGAAGCATATTGTCAATTTCATATAATGCGGACCAAGCATCGTTAGCTTGAGCAGCGCGCATATACTCGTAAGTATCTTCGGGTAAGTTAAATTCTAGTGTTGCTTTCATAAATTTATTCTAGTTCAATCATCCAGTGCGAATTATTGTAGATGTAATCCCAAACAACTTCTTGTTTCTTGGAAACATAAGTGCCCGTATCAATAACTTCGTCTCCTACATTCATAGACGCGATAAAGCTATCCACGAGTGCGTCTTGCTCTAGTTGATGGGCAGCGATAACTTTTCTAATCTCAGCGATCTTTGCTTGCTGTTCTTTGGTTATTTTAATTTTCATATATAATTTTGTGAAAGCATTCTGGCAAAATAACGTTAGAAGGAATTTCTTTTCCTTTAAATAAAGCAGCAACATCTTCAACGCTGTATCCAGCAAGACCGCAGCCAATTTTAGTTACCAAAAACTCAAGTTGAGGAAAGAGGTAAGCTGTGCCTAAAAACAAGTCAATTTGGTATTCAATGTCAGAAAGCGGCAAAGTAACAATTTGATGATCTTTGGTTGGCAAAGCGTAAGATTGACCATAAAGACCAACGCCTTTTTTCCAAATTGCGCCAAATTTGTTGTGGGCAAGAGCAGCAGCTCCAGCACCATGAATTCCAGCTAAATTGCTGCCAAATACGAAGATTTGGTGAGGCTCAAGAGAAGATATATTTTCGGGAGTGAATTTCATTTACAAGAGTGATAAAAGTGATTTTTGCAGGTATGTCAAGCGTTTTTAGGATTTTTCTTGAAAAAAGTGTAAAATAAATTAGAATGGAGATTTCTCCTGTCAATTCTATCTCTTTTGGGCCAAACATTAAAGATGCGGCTTCAATGTACGCTAGAAATTCGCCTGTGGGTTTATTTTCTCCGCAGAAAGCTGAAACTGTTGGAGTAGATCAAAGCGAACTTTACGATTTAAAAAAGCTTTTAATTAGCGCTATTGACAGCATGAATTTTGCTTTAGCTTTGCAGGTGCTTGACAAGATCATCAAGATGCACAAAGATGCTGGCGCAATTTTTTGATTACTTGCTAGTTGCGTGATAAACGCCATCCCAATCTTTAGGCAAGTTTGCGGTTTTGAGTTCAAAAATTCGGCTTTCCATCATCTCGTAATACTTTATCATCTTTGAGTTTTCCGCTTTTAGTCTAGCCAAATAGATTTCCGCTTCTTGCCAGTTCATCTCGTAGTAGAAATCCATCATCTTCTTGTGATGAGAAACAATTTTATTTGCCTTCTCGTCGTTCGTGATTACGGTATAAATCTTAACGCCTTCTTTTTTGCCTTTGACAGCGATGTTGTCTAGCTCTAAGAAATTAAAAGAGTTCTCGATGCCTTTCACGGTTTGCTCGCCGATAACAATTTCAACGTGATAAGGCTTGCTTTGGCCTTCTAAACGCGACGAAAGATTAACAGCGTCTCCAAGGCAAGTATAGTCAAAGCGATTTTCGGAACCCATGTTTCCAACCACAACTGAACCAGAATTGACTCCTACGCCAATCGAAAGTTGCGGTAATTTTTCCAATGCAAGTTGTTTATTTAGCTCATCAAGTTTCGTGAACATCTCAACGGCACACTCGATAGCTAATTCTTTGTGGCGAGCAACGTTAACAGGAGCATTCCAGAAAGCCATTACTGCGTCGCCAATCAGTTTATCAACAGTTCCGTCTTTGCTCATAACTAATTTCAGCATAGGAGTCATGTAACGGTTTATTAAAGAAGTTAAACCTTGTGGGTCAGTTTTAAAGTGCTCGCTAAGTGCTGTAAATCCCCGAACATCAGAGAATAAGATCGTCAAGTCTTTGGTTTCGCCGCCAAGTTTTAAAAGCTCTGGATTAGATTGCAGCTTCTTGACCATTGCAGGAGCAAGATAATGTTCAAACTGCTTTCTGATTTGTTGTTTCTGTTTAAATTCATTGATGAAACGCATGAACGCAGACACAGAAAAGCAGATGAAAAGAGCGGCAACTATCCAACTGTAATCAAAGAGCAGCCCATTACTGAATGCTTTGACACCATACACCACAGGCGCGATCATCAAAACGATAGATAGTCCAGCGCAAACTAAGTAGTTCAACCAAATGAAAGCGACGATAACAACTAACGCCGCGACTAAACCATAAAGAATCTCGTAAGTGTTAAACTCTGATGGTCTTTCTAATCTTGAATCATCTAAAAGCATTTGTGCGGCAAACAAAGGAATTTCGTAACCATTCTTAATGTTCACTGATGTTGCAACAGTGTTTGAAAGACCTTCTGCTGTTGGCGCGATCATAACGATCTTACCTTTAACCTCAGACCAATCTTCTTTGGTAAACGAAAAAGAATCGAAAGTGTATTTGAAATTTAACCAAACGCGCCCATTCTCGTCAGTTTTAATTGTTTTAAATTTGGGAATACGAATTGCGGTTACGCCAGCTTGATTAACTTTTGCCTGATAGCTTGGATCATTAGAAACTACGCGCAAGATTTCTAATGGCAAAGTAGGATAAAGTTCTTTGTTTATTTGAACGATAAGCGGTAATCTTCTAACTACGCCGTCAACTTCTGGAGCCGTTAGCAACATACCAACGCCAGCCGCAGCTTCGCCAAGCTCTTTCGTTGGCCCAATCGCCGCAGGATAATCAAATAGCCACTCATCTATGCCGCCGCCGATTACTGATACTCCTCTAGGCACAGGCGAGCCTTTTCCTTTATTTGCCGCAGACTGACTAATGATTACAGGATATTTGCCGAAAGTTTCTTTTAGTGCGGCGTCTCCATTGAATCTGTCGCTCTCAGCAAAAATAATTGGCAACACAACAATCTCTGCGCCGTTATCAAAAGCTTTTGTTATTGCGTTAGCTAAGATTTGTCTTGGGAAAGGCCATTGACCATGCTTCTCAAGAGTTTTCTCGTCTATCTCAACAACTACAACACTTTCGCTTTTCACTTTCTCTTGAGTGATTTGATAGTAGTCTAGTGTTTTTAGTCTTGCAGTCTCAACGAAAAATGGGTCTTTAACTCTTAAAGCTACTAAACAAATCAAAACTAACAGCGAAGCTATTGCAGTATAGATTTTATATTTCTTCATCTCTGAGTAATGTAAACTTTACTTTTTTCACCGTAGTTTAAAACGTAAGCTTGACCATTAACGGTAATGGTAGAGTTAGCGTCGTATTTGGTAGTAAATCTGATTACACCTTTGTCAGTAGATAGAGATAATGAAGCATACTTTCCATCAGTAGTGAATCCGTTGTTAACGGTAGTTGTTCCTGATGTTATATTATTTGCCTGAATTGGATTCGTGATCGAAGGAACTATAACTTTAGGAACTTCTTGAACTGCCGCGATATTTGTCACAGTTGCAGGAGCTTCAACTTTTGGAGCTTCAACTGTTGGAGCTTCTACTTTAGTATCCAGTTTTATTTGGGCAACTTCTATTTCTTGTTTAGCTGGAGGCGGGGCATCTGTTGTTGTGCTTGCGGCTTCTACTACTGATTCAGCAGCAGTTTGTTGCGCGACTTGAGTTTTAGTATCTCCAGTTTTCTTATTTGATTTGTCTTCTTTCTTGTCTTCGACTTTATCTTTTTCAGATGAAACTTTTTTTGTTTCTTTGCTATTCTTCGTAATAGATTTACTACTCTCTACAAGAAGATTATTATTGATCTTTGATTCGTCAATTAAATCAAGAATAACTGGTGATGTTGGATTAGAGAAAGCAGAGGAGACGAACGTTGCTTGATACGCTTGATTTAACACTACTGTTCCGCTCGCATTTGTAACTTCGATGGAGCCTACCACTGGAGACGAGCCAGTTAACGCTGGAAGAGACGGCAAAAGAACAATTAAACTTTTGCCATCTTCTCCGACGCTCATAGAAAAGTCAGTTCCTCTTACTGACACAACAGCGGTTGGAGTTTTGATCTTTACGTTTTCTCTACTATTTTTGGAGATTAATCCAGAAGTATATCTAATGGTTCCTGATGCGGCTTTGATAGATAAAGAGCCTTTGCCGCTTGATGGATCATAAACGAATTCATCAATCTTAAGTTTAGAGAACTCTGTAATCTGAACTCTTGTGTCGTCCACAAAGGAAATGTCAACGCGAGATTGAAGTGTTTCGATTGTGTCGAACATCTCAATCCCAACGTTAGCTTTGCCCTCAATCTTATCCTTATCTCTGGTAATTTGAGTTGGCCCAGTAGCCTCTGTTATTTTACCAGATGAACCAAAAAGAGATAAAGCCGTTAATAAAAATATAACGGCAATTCTCAAGTTATGGAAAAGGAGTTAAATTAGCAGCAGTTGTACCTTGTTGAATAGAAACTGTATTGAAGCTGCCAGTCAAATTGTAGGTCAAGGTTTGTTTTTCTATACCTGCTTGTTGGAAGTTCATTGTGTTGGAGCTTCCTAAAACAGTTACAACTTGACTATGACCGCTACCAGCAGCGTTACCGCTCGGATTACTTTTTTGAGTTGTGGTCAATGTGTTGCTGGAGCCAGTGATGGTATAATCTAGTTTATTATATTTGCCATCATCAATTCCAACTTTCATTACATTACTGTTGCCAGTAACGACGAATTTAACATCGCCATCAACAGTGGTAGCTTTGTCGGCGCTGTTAACGATAGCCTCTTTATTGAGCAGGAATGTATTTGAATTGCCAGTAAAGGTTAAGTCAATATCGTTATTTGCTCCATTCGTGAACATCTTTAAGTTGTTGCTATTACCAGTAGTAATAGATTTAAGCGTTAAGTTGTTGCCGATCATAGAGAAGTTAGCTTCGTTATTGTCTCCAACTTGTCTCATCTCGAAAGAGAGATTGTCGGATGTTATTTCGCTGGGAACTCCAGACGAACCAATTTTATTAACGCTACCAGTTTGAACAAGAGTTGTTGTACCAGTAGTGGTGATTTGGTTGATGTAGATTTGATTTTGCCCAAAGCAAAGGGCTGATAAAAATACATATAATGCTAATAGTTTGATTTTCATTGTTTTTGAGGGGTTTTATATTTCCAGAATCCCGATTTCTGCCCTTGATCTACTATCTCTATCACTGCTTGTTCAATAGCACTTCTAACAGCTATTGTATTTGGTTCGTTGGCAGTTAATCCAAGTTCAGCTTCCACAGGAGTTACTCCGTGCTCGTAGAACTTGAATAGATTACCTGAAACCGCGACACTAGAAATTGTTTTAGTTACAGCTACGCTAAGTAATATCTCACCTGTTTGTACGCTAACAAAACGAAGCGATACTGTAACAACGTCTTTGCGGTATTGAGTGCTAGACGATATGCCAAGAACGCTTGCGCCAGCTCCACCAGTAATTATATTGGTGTCGTAGCCAATGATGCCGCCTTCTGCAATAATGCCAGCGAACAGCATAGGAGTGAGTTTCTCAGCGTCTCTGCCTTGAAAGGTTTCTCTTGTTTGGTTAATTAGCTGCCGTTCTCTAATGATATTGTCCAAACTGGTGCGCTCTAGCACCTGAAACCATTGACCGTTGCCAGCAATCCGCAAAGCGTCTATAACCCAGCTTTCCGCGCCTTGTGTGACTGCGGACGAGAAAGAGGCGTAGGAATCTACAGTTTTACGTTGACCAGTCTTATCAACGAAGGAATAGACGGCAATGCTGATTCTAGCACTCTCTGGAGGCGGTAAATTACGCAACTGCTGCTCCAAAGGTGGAGCTTGCAGCTTAGGCTTCTCTAATATAGCAGGTTTTTGCGGAAAAGATGAACAACCTACTAGGAAAAGAAGTAAGAATGGAGTGAACCATCTCATCCTTATCCACCTCCTGGTCTGAGGACTCCAACAGGAAGCTGAATTTGTGTAGAAGTTCCTGTTGCGGGGTCGTTAATATACAGCGTTACTAAATCGCCATTCTTCTGCCAAGTGACTGTTGCGCCACCTTGTAAATTAATAATACCAAACGTTTCGCCATTTGAATTGAAAATCTGATCTGTAACTTGTGAGGCTAATTGAGAATAAATTCTTGCCTGTAAGTTGTTTATGAAAGTATTAAGCGGAGTATTTGTAGATTGAATCTTTTGTTGTTCAAGATCAGCTCTTAAGTTATCCTTAACAGCTTGCTTACGAGTTCTCGCTAAGTTCTCTACGGTAAGAACGTGTCCAGAAAAGTTAGCTCCGTTGAAAATCGGAGACTTGAAGCCATGCACCATCTCACTTCCATGCGAGCTGGAAATAAAAATAAATAAAATTAGAAAAAATGCCTTCTTCACTTATCATACTATTACACTTTTTTATCAGCTTCTTTGAATTGATAAAAGTAATCTTCGTTATCCAAAGCGACCCACTTGCCTTTACCTTCGCAAGTGAACTCTTTATCAAAGACTTTCCAATCTGGCTTCTCTAATTTTTTAGCGATAAAAGCGCCTCCATCTCTCCAAACTACTCTGTTATTTGGCTGAAAGAATAATTGATTACATTCTTTACCTGTTGAGTCTTCAAGACCCCAAATAAGATGGCCGCATTTGTGTCCTCCAGCCATTTCAGAATAGCCAAACGCAGCATCAGGATTATCGTGCCAGTCTATCGTGAATAAGTATTTGCCTTTAACCCATTGGTGATTTTTCAACTGTATCTCTACTGAGGCGTTTTTATGATATTCGTATCTTGTTACTGATAAAGAATTTGAATAACAATCCCAAAGCTGCAACCAATCTAAAGGATAGTCAGTATGCTCTGGAGATAAAGTTAAATAATGAATTGGAACTCTATCGTGCCTAGAGCCATACTCTGTCATTATCTGAAAAGCAAGACAGCGGCGAGTTAAAGAAGTTACGCCGAAAACTTCACAAGAGACGTACTCTTTCTTGTGTTCGGTATGATTATAAAGAAAGTCGCTTTTTAAATAAGCGTGAAAAAGAGGAATGTTCGCATTTAAGTATGGCATTACTTAGTTTTACGCTTTTTAACTGGCTTTTTTACTTGTTTATTTTTATTTTTAATAAAATCTGTCATTTCCTCTAAATTCATAACGTCGAGCTTAGTGGTAATATGCTCATAGAAATCAGGAAAACATTCTTTAAACAACTTTAGATTAACTACGGTAGAGTCCATTGAAGGTCTGGATAACGATGAATAAAGAGCTTTGATAGCTTCTTTGTCGCCATTTAACACAGCTTTGCGTAAATCTGGACACAAGAATAAACCAAGAAAACAATCTCTGAAACTATTGATTAACATACCAATAGAAGTGTCAAACTGATTTTGATCTATAAAGAAAGTTTCAACAGGAATGTTCCAACTAACCATTGAGCTGTCGCCATAGTTAATAGAGACTTTTAAATTCTTATTGTCGAGTTTAGACCAGACAACTTCGCCAAGATAAGGTTGGCAAACAGCAAAAAAGTTAGCGACTCGGTTTCTTGCCTCTTGGTCAAAGTTTTGCTCGAAATCTGTTTTAACTGCATACTTGGTCATTTCGACAATAGCTTCTACAAAGTTTTTTCGAGAAATCTTTTTCTTCAAAATTGATTCAAAGTCTTTCTTTACTTTAGATAATTCGGAATATAAAATATCTTTTTGCTCTTCGTATGTCATCATGGCTGTATTTCCTTTAATGCTGATAGCGCGTCTTGATCAATTTTGGCAGACCAATTTTTTGTGAAGTCCCAATACTCTAATTCCTCATCGAACAAGTCTTTTGACTTGGAGAAAACATTGAGAACGTCTCCAGAGAAAAGAGGAAGAATAGTTTGAGAGTTCTCTTTGTAATTGAAACAGAGAAGAGGGTAAGTTTTAGTTACAAGATATTTAGTCATTAGCTTTTCCATCCAGAGTCAGGTTCTTGAAAAGAGTGCAGCGTGATCATGCAGTCGCAAATATAATCTTGCGAGACAAGCCAGCCAAGAATGCGTAGTTTTTCTAGCCCAAATCCAACGTTCTTAACTTCCATTTCAAATCTTCTTGGAGTTTCAATTGGAAGACCTTCTTCATTAAGAGTGATAAGAAGCATTAACTTTGTATCGTTGAGATCATTTGTAGAAATGATCGAGGCTTTGTAAGGAGTAAGCTCCTGAATGTTAAGATGCTTGCGTGACTTTTCAGTCAGAGCAAATGTGATTTCGTATTTCATTTTAAAAAGTTTTTAATTTTTTGGATAGCGTGATATTTTTCGGCAAAAGCTTGAGGAACGAATTGCTTTTGATACTTTAGCTCTTCCTCGTAATTGAGAGAAGAAACATAAGTTGTCAAGCCTTTTGACAATCTTTTTTCATCAATCAAAACATTCGGGGATAAAGTGTATCCGCAATTCTTAATTGTATTTTCGCATCCAGCGTCAAACAACATCACAACATCACTCATCAAAGCTTCGTAAAAACGATTAGCTAAGAACGCATAGTTGTTGTGCGTATGCAGATCTTCAATGTAAATTGAGTATTTATATTTGCGCAAATCTTCTTCGTTTTTCTTCCACGAAAGTTTATCGACAAAAGTACAGTTGCAGTTGATTGCTTGAAACTTCTTAACGTTCTTTGGCGAGCAAGAAAGATGCACGCCTTCCGTCAAAAACTTCTCGAAAGAAATTTGACGATGCTTGCGGTAAGTACCGTAGTAAATAATACCATCTTTATCAGCAGGATTTGTAGGATTGCGCGTATCCATAATCAAAGAATTGAGATTAACGGTTAGCCATTCAACGATAAAGTCGTTCAGCTTTTTACTTGCAATGTTCTTGTTGAGAATCCAGTGGCGATAACCGCTACGAGGATTATTGCAGATCATATCATACTTTAATCCATGATTGATTACGCCATAGCGAAGAAGCTGATTGTCTTCAATGTCATGGTCGTTAACGAGCCAAACATACCTTGCGTTTGGATTCTTTGTTAGAATCTCGCGGTAAGGAACGTGCGGCATATACGGTGACGCATACGCGCAAATGATTACGTCGTACTGGTTGGCTAAGATTTGCGGCAGTTTGTATTCGCCATCCAATAAGTCTGCGCCGAGTGCCTCGGCCAGAATCAAGCTGTTACGGCAATGAACGATTGAGGTATCGTCAAACTCATTTGACAGCGGCTTTCTCTTGCTTGTGCTTTCGATGATTAAGATTTTCATTAAATTTTGTGAATTCGCCTTCTTCGTTTGAGTAGTAAATTTCTTTGAAAACTACATCGCCCAAAAGCTTTTGGCAGTGCTTGCAAGGTTTACCCATAGCTACTTTTTCGTTTCTGTCAATACGAAATGTAACTAAAATATTTTTTGAATGATCTACCTTGCCAGATTTAATGACGGCGCACGCTTCGGCGTGAATGCCGCTGCCTTCAAAATAACCGTACTTTCTATTGATCGGATGAGACTTTTTTGAGTTTCTCCCAATAGAAACGACACGATTTTTGTGCAGTATAAAAGCAAAATGACGACACCGTATTCCAGTATCGTCATAGATAATTAGGCTTTTTGCTAAATTTACGAGGCGATCAAACTTCATTGGAAGTTGCATCTAATGCGAACTTCGCAGCCTGTGTCAAGAGCTTTTTCTATAAATAAGTTTTAAATATGCGTCATTATCGTCCGCTATCTCGTTGAAACCGTAAGTATTTAAAAATTTAACGTAGATGGCGTATCTTTTACGACTCTTCATTACTTTTGCCGCAATTTCTTTGTATTTAAGTTCTTCTATCTTGTCTTTAAATGCTTGTTGCATTTCTGAGGTTTGCATTACTTTGCTATCCACGAATACGTGAACGATTTCGGCAGACACGCTTGTTATTGGCGCGATTATGAAAGCGGCGAAAACTCTATCTTTCATGTCTCTGAAAACAAAAGAGCTGATAGTATTTTTCTGAAGAATAGCGCCGATTTCCCTGAAAAACAAAGAAGGCGCTACTGTTGAAGTAACTCCAAATTTAGATTGCGCTGATATAGCGAGCTTTAGAACTTCTGGAATGTCGTTTAAATACATTCTAGTTATTTTGAAAGAGTCTATTTTTATATGGTTTTTCTGACTCATGGGTGTAATATAATCTAAAGGTAAAAGGAAATGTCAAGGGATTCTAATCATAAAGTCAATACTGCTCTATTCTCGCTGGAACCATCCGCGCTGTTAGAGTTTTTTGTCATTTACTATGATTACGTTAACTTTCCTGACGAAAAGCTTTACATTCATGGCGGCACTAATGGAATAGAAGGTTCTGTTTATTGGCAAGGCGAAGAGTATGCGCCGTTTCCGATTCAAAGCTCTGGATTTGAGAGTAAAGGTGATGGTTCGCTTCCAAGACCAAAGCTAGCAGTTTCTAACCAAGATTTTTTCGTATCTAACTTAATCAAAAGATATAGCAACTTAGTTGGTGCAAAAGTAGTCAGAAAGCGTACTTTTGTTAAATTTCTAGACGATAAAAACTTTTCGCCAACAGCGGCTAAACCTCTTGGAGCTAATCCTTATGGTAGCGCAGATCCAAAAGCTGGCTTAGAAGATCAAGTATTCTTTATTTTAAGACGGTCTAGCGAAAGCAAAGCTGTTGTAGAATTTGAGTTGGCTTCTCCACTTGAACTTGATGGCGTCAATTTCCCAAAAAGAATTGTAATGTCTCGTTATTGTTCTTTTCATTACAGAGGAAATGGATGTCGTTACATGGGTGCGCCTGTTGCTGATGAAAATGATTTAAAGCTTTCTGTAGCAACTGATTTTAGAGCTGGTCTTTTAAAAAGAGTTTATACAACTACTGGAAATCCAGCTTCTCCAGCAAATTCTTCTGAGTTTACTTCTAAAATTGCAGCCGCCACATTTTCTTCTGAATCTGTTGTTAATTCGGTAACAGTCACCAATAATACTTATGTATTCACCGAATTTCTCGGATACTTTAAAGTAGATAAAGGACAAGCTGGAAGTTATTCTCTTGGAGTTGATCCTGACGATGCTGCTGAATTGTTTATTGATGGAGATGTAATCGCTGGGGATTATGGCGAAGGCCCACAAAACACAACCGCTCCACAAGCAGATGGAACTATTTTCTTAAAAGAAGGTTATCATAGAGTTTTGATTAGATGGTACAATCAAGGAGGTGGTGGAGCTTTAACTATTTACTATAAACCGCCAGCAGTTACATCATGGGCCGCTGTTCCTGTTTCTAGATACTATTACGATGTAGATGAAGCTTCGACTTTGACAAGCTCTCAAAGATTTGGAACAGATTCCGCAATCTCTAAATATATTGGAATTAATGAATCAAGTTTTGGTCTATTAGTGAATAAAGATAAATGGATTAGTAACTACAATTATAAAGTTGGCGACTATGTGTATCGTGAAAATCATAATATCAAAGTAACTAAATCTGATATTAACGCTGTTCCGAATTGGGAGCCGATTCATAAAGTATTTGTTTGCTCAAAAAATCATACATCAACCAGTACAAAAGATCCTTATTTTAATAAGGAATATTGGATTCCTGATCAATGCTCAAAAAGTCTTAAAGGATGTAAATTAAGATTTGGAAATCAAGATGGACTGCCTTTTGGCGGCTTCCCCGGTACAGAAGAGTACGGTATGTCTCAACAATAACCATGAAATCTATTATTGATCACGCAGCCGCATCAAATGTTGAGGTTTGTGGGTTTGTTCGTATTGAAGATGGAGAAATCAAAACTGAACCAGCAAAGAACATTGCTGTGTACGAAAACGATGTGTTTGAGATTCATCCTTTAGAAGTTATCAAGCAAATCAAAAGCGGAAAACTTGCCGCTATTTACCATACTCATCCTAAAACAGAAGAAGAAGAATCAAAGTTTGACCGATTTAATTGCGAAAATTCATGTATTCCTTATTTAATTTATAGCAAACAAACAGAAAAATTTAATCTTATCATTCCAAAGGTTCCTCATGTAAACAAAGAGTATATAGAGATACTCAAGAAATACTATGACTAACGTATATCTACATGGAGAGTTGCGTAATTTATTTGGAGAATGTTTTAAATTAAACATTAGTTCTCCAAAAGAAGTATTTTCGGCTATTAACGCGAATAAAAAAACTTTTGCTCATACTGTTAAAAAATTAGCTATTAAAGGAGTTTTGTACAGAATAGTTGTGGATGATGAAGTGTTAAACACTCCTAAAGAGCTGAGTATTCAAAAAGCTCCAAAGGAAATGCACATCGTTCCTGTTGTTTGGGGAGCTGGAGGTAATTCTGGTGGTATATTAATGATGGCTGCTGGCATAGCTTTGATTGCTGTAACTGGAGGTCTTGGTTTCGCTGGTTTAGGAGCATTTGCTGGAGCAACTACTGCTGGAGTTGCTGGAGCAACTGTAACTGCGGCGGCTGGCTCTTTAGCGGGCATAAGCGGTGCTGTGGCGGCAATAGGAGCTGGATTAGCTATTCAAGGAGTAATGAGCTTGCTGTTCCCACAACCCAAACCAGACTTTAACCAAGAAGTAGCGGCTGGCGGCAAATCTTATCTTTTCGGCAACAAGCCTAGCAACGTATCACAAGGACAAGCTGTTCCTGTTGGATACGGAAGATTGTTAATTGGCTCATCTCAAATTAGTGCAGCCACAAACCATTACCCATTAGCTACAGATATTAAACAGTTGATGACTCCTGCTGATAAGCCAATCAATGATTATACTGAGTTAGTTTCAGAAGATGAAGCTCCATCTCCTTACGGATTAAATGCGGACGGATTCTCTACCAATCAATCAGCAAATGATTCTGAAAGCCAAATTTTCTCAACTATTAATATATTAAATTCTTATATTAATGTCATTACAAGTTCAGCAGGAAAAGTTGCGACAGATCCAGTTGAAGTTGTGGTTACAACAAACGGAGAAACTGTATCTAATCCTGATTTATCTACATACAATCCTGATATTGTTTACGATTGGAAAGAGTTGTCGGCAACAAAGAAAGGAGCTGTTGCAATAGAAACTGCGTTCTCATTTCAAAATGGTTTAGCTTATAGGTCATATAATCCAAATAAATTTGAACTAAAAACTAAATCGACAAACTCAGTAAACACTGCTGCTAATTATTTTGTACAATATCCGACGAACACTTTAGTAACATGGGGTCCAACAGAATTCGCTAATTTAAATGTTCCAACATTCGACTCTTCTTATAAATTTGTACGAAAAGAAATTACAAAATATCTTCAAACCAACGATATAACAGCAGCGACAAGATCAACTTTGACCGTCACGATTACAACGAAAACAGATCATGGTTTTGCTGTTGGAAAAGTTGTAGATATATCTGGGTTAACTGGACTTACAAACGCTAACGGATTAAAAACAATAAAAACAACTGCAACGTCAAATACATTTACTTATGATTTAGTTAGCGGAGACTCTCCAGAAACAGAAACATATGCAGTAACAAATTATCCAAAAGCTATTTTAACACGTTATTTTGTAGCGACTGTATCAGGATATTTTCCCAAAAAAATCACCGCCGCATCAAGAAATTTAACTACTGTAACAGTAACAAGTTCATCTCACGGATTAAGTGTTGGTAATGTTGTTATTATTGAAGGATTAACTGGAACAGTTTATCCAAATGGAACAAGAACGATTACAGAAGTGACAACAGATACATTTAAGTTTGTTATCACTGGCGCAATTTCTACAGAAACTTATACAGCAGCCACAACAGCAAACGCTTTAATAGAAGTTCAACCGTTTCCAATAGTGAACAATGCGGTTAACACTTCTTTTTGGGCAGAAATAACGCCGCCAACTCTTCAGTCAACGTTCAAAGCGCTAAAGCTTAATACTGGAGTTATACCAAATTTAGCAGCTTTAGGGGGCGATTGGGCTTCTGCTTGGTTAGAAGTCGCAGGACCAACCACTTCTCCAGCAAATAAAGCAGATCTTGATTCGCTAATTGATAATTTCCCAGCATATACTGTTCAAGGCGTTTATGATCAAGAATTAAACATGACTAATTTAAGAACGATAACAAGTTCAACTCTTGATAGAAATTCTTTAGATAATTACGCAATGGAATTTTACGGCTACTTGTATGTAGAGATAGACAAAACAAAAGTTATCAACTCTTACGACGCTCAACAAGGAATTACTTACGAAATCGTAAAGATAGGAGATACTGGACAATGGGCTGAATTAGGATTAACTGGAGTTGGAGGAGCGGCGATAACGCCAGAATTAGGAATGACATTCACCAAAAATGCAACTGTTCCATCTTCTTTAGGTAATGGGAAAATATATCCAGTAGATACGTATTCTTTTAAAATAGATTCTGATGATGCGGCTGATCTTTATATTGATGGTCAGCTTGCAAGCTCTTTCTACGGAAATCATGGCTACGAAATGCAAAAAATAAGTCCGCCAACTATAGCTAATTTTGCTTCTACAACAGCAGATATTAAACTTACTCTTGGCTATCATCGTTTGTACGCAAGATTTCAAGATGGAATAGGTTCGGATGGTATTAGTTTATTCTACTCGAAAAAGGTGGGAGAAGTATATTCTTATTCTGTTATTCCTAAAGAATATTTATTTTATTCAGTTTTAAATGATTTGAATGTTTCTAAATCAGCAAAGTTTAGAAGTAAGGTACTGCCCATTGCAGCGTCAGCTATGAAAGTCGGAAGAAAATACAAGATTATTACTTCTGGCACAGTAAACTGGACGGCTATTGGGGCATCATCTTCTTCTGTTGGAACAGTATTTTTTAAAAACGCGACTCCTGTAACCCCAGCTCCATCCGATGGTTTTGTTTTTGAAGATTTGTTAAGTTACGCGCAACAAACTTCCGCTACTTCTAATCGGTTGGTTCGGTTTGTGTCGCAAAGACCAGCTTCTTCAAAATCAGGACTTTCTGTTTATAACGCTCAATGGCAATGCTCTGCAAAAATAGGCGCTTTGGAATTAAAATCTGCACCAGTAAAAATTTCGATAACATTTAATGCGACACTTGCTAATACATCTGCAAGAGCAGTAATAGATCCCGCGTTATCTTATAACGATCCAACAACAAAACGAGAGAAATAAGATGAAAATATTAAATCCATTAAGATTTATAAAAGGAGCTGGTGGAAGCAAACCACCTGTGCCAGCTCTTGTTCCGCCTCCTGATAAACAAAATTTAAAGAAATCAATATCTATATACGAATGTGTAGATTTGATTTGTGAAGGACCAATCTATGGACTAGTAGATCAATATGGTAAAAAGGTTTATGGTTTAGATATGTTGAAAGGTATATATCTTAACGGAAATGCCGTAATGAACTATAAAGGCGAGTATAATTATAGAAACGTCATGATGGAGATTAATTTTGGCACCGAAAACCAAAAGCCATTAGTTAATTTTAAAAACGTTCATATCGCAAAACCAGTTAATTTTAAATTACTTGGGCCAATTACGCCAAATCCTCAACCAGATGAACTAAGAATTAATCCAAATGGAGGTATGAGAAATTTTGTAAAATGGGCTATTAATTCTGAAGGATGGCCAGATAAAGCGCAAGATCCTTATTTATTTATTCATAAAATTAAAAATAGAGACGTTAAAAAATTAAAAGTGAGTTTAATTGTAGAAGCTTTGATGGACACCGTATCGGAAGGAACTGGACCAGGAGTAGCTGGAGAAATGGGCATGAGTAAATCATCAAGTTTAGATTTGATCTTTAAATGGGGAGTAGAAGGAAGCTCCGTTTATTCTTCAAAACGAATTCCAATTTCAGGATTAGTTCAAAGTCCTTGGGCTTATATGATTGGAAATGGAAGCACAAGCTATACGCAAGCGCCTTCAACTTACAGTGCTGGAGCAAGCTCTTCTAATCCTTTTGCAAACGGAGGTAACGGAGCGACTATATCAGTAAATTATTCATCTAATTCATTCCCAGAAATTAGAGCGCATAGTGCAGCTGATGTAATCATATCTAATGAATTCCAAACTTAACCAATGCCTATTATAAGAACAGCTCAAGAAGATAAAGCGTTAAAAATTAAACCTAGAAATTATTCTAGTGTATTGTCGTTAATAAATTTTCTAACTAAACGCAAGATGGTCGATTATACTCCTAAAGCAGTAGTTAGACTAAATTATACCGCTAGTTCAATTGGAACTGGAGCTGGAACATCTAAAATATTTAACGCTTTAGCTAGCGCAAGCTATGTAAAAGGTACGGCAATAACGATTAGCGGCACTGCGACATATTTATTATCGCAAGGAGCTAACACCACGCTAATGCCAGCTACTAAAATAGTAGCTCAAATAGATGTATCTAGAACAACCTCTACTTATCCAGCTTACCAAGTAGAAGCAGCAGCGACTCAAATAGAGACGAACGGTAACTTCAGTTTCACAATTCCAGCAGAAATTACATCTAAACTGGCAGTTGGAAGTCATTCTGTATATGTAAATGCAGCTTCGCCAGACAATGCTATGATAGTTTTAACCGCCACTGGTGGAAATGCGACTAATAACATTAGAACATTTGCAATAACGGCGCAATAAACTATAATAATTTATGTCACACGAACCAGACGATCAAACTGATCACGGAGGAAATGGAGCTGTTAATCCAGTATCAGTATCTATTTCTACCGATAACGAAGAAATTATATTGCCAGATTCGTTTAACGGCAGAGATAGATATTTAACTATTGAGAAACTTACGCCAGAAACTATTTCTCCGTTAGTTAAAAGAGATCTTAGCGTAGAGTCAATTATTGAGATTGTTGACAGAAGCTTCTCGTATCCAATGACGGCTCATGCTGGATTAAAATTTGATTCAAGAACGTTCTCTAGTCCTCCTAAGAGAGAATACGACGTAAAGATGAAGAAGGTAAAGATTCCTTCTAATTACTATCCTTTGGGCGGCAACGGTTTGGATCGTCGTTATGTTTACGCTAATCCAGATTATGATGGAAATCCAAATGATTTGGATGTTATCTTCATGGTAGATCAAAACATGGATTTTGCTACACGTTCTCTTTTAAGTAGAAACTTGAAAGACATGATTACGAAAATCATTTCTGGATACAAGTATGTCAGATTTTCTATTTGGGAAACAAAAGCAAGTGGTTCTTATGTAATAAACGAATCAACAGGAGATTCAGTATCATATTTTGGAGCTTATCTTGGAGACGAAACATTTACAGAACTTGAAACACCAGATTCTACAGGAGCTAATCAAACTAATTTATATAAGAAGCTTTACGATGCTTTGGATTTTTCCAAAAAAATTACAGTCGCTAGCGAAAACATCGCAGAAACAGTTATTGCAAATTTCTTTTTGAGAAAGAGTCAGTTCAGCATTACTGACCAAGTAGGAAAAACTTCAGAATCTAATGTAACCAAACGTCTTTGGACGAACACAGTAAGAAAAGTAGTTTATTTCTCTGGAACAGTTCCAGAAGTAATGTCTCCTGAGACATACGATACTTTACTATCTCACGCAAGAGAAAACTGCATTAACTTTTATTATTTACATAGCGATCAAGATTTCAGTGGAACGAGAACGTTAAGAGAATTGTCAGAAGACACTGGCGGCGGAAAATTCTGCATGATTAACGACGCTGACTCTAAGTTAAGTCAGTTTTGCGATTCTAATTTCTACGATAGCAATAAAATTTACTATGGTAATTGGGACGGAACATTTAAAATTGGCTGGACAGATAATCCTGCTTGGATTTTATACGACATTATCACTGATCCTAATTATGGTTTAGGTAATTATATTGATTCGTCTTCTGTTGATAAATGGAATCTTTATGATATTGGCCGTTACTGCGATGGCGTTGATGATGATGGAAGATTTAAAGGCGTGCCAGATGGTCAAGGAGGACTTGAGCCAAGATATACTTGTAACATTATCTTCTACAACAAAGATCAAGCGTATAATGTTTTAAAAGATATTGCCGCAATCTTTAAAGGCATTGTGTTTTGGAACACAGAAGGATTCTCTTTCTTTGTTGATAGACCAAAAGAGCAGTTAATGAATTTCAGCAACTCTTCTGTTAAGGACGGAGTATTTAACTATACGGAAACAGCAAGAAATATGCGTTACACTTCTGTTGAAGTGACTTACAACGATAGATACGATTCTTATAAAACAAAAATTGAATACATTGAAGATACTGATGGCATCAGAAAATATGGGTTAAATCCATTTAAAATTAACGCTGCTGGTTGCACTTCTAGATCAGAAGCAAAGAGAGTTGGCAGATACGTTATTAGCACCTCTATATTTGAAGTTGATACTGTTAACTTCGTTGGAGGCTTAGAGGCGGCTTATCTTCAACCCGGCGACTTGTTCACCGTAAGCGACGAGATTAGAAACGTCGCAAGAACATTCGGGCGCATATTAGAGGTCGATGCTAACGCTTCAACGATTAAAATCGACGGAGAATTTAAAGATGGTTTAGATTCTGGGATTTTCGTTCATATCCCATCTGGAAATTATGCAGTTTCAGACTTAAATGTTTTAACTGGTGAAGACGGAGGATTCACAGGCACGCTTGAACAAATTAGAGCGAGACGGCAAACTCAAGTGAAGAAGCTTAATATATCCGGCTATAATAATGCTGGATATGGTTCTGTAATTACTGTTACAGGAGAATTCTTATTGAAGTCTGCAATTGTTGATGTTCGCGCAATTGAAGGAAGAATATCAGGAGCAACGACAACTGGAGAAACGGTTTTAAGCGGAACTCCTTATCAATTTCCAGCTAATACGGTCGCTTCTGGAAATCCAAGATGGGATTCTTTGACGTTTAGTAATATCTCTGGAGTCTTTTCTGATTTAGAGATTGATATAGACACAGTTGGAGCGGCAACATATGGTCAAGTTATTGACTCAGCTGCAACTTGGACTGGAGTTGTTTCTTATGGAATTGGTACAGCGAGCGCAGTTACAGTGAATAATTCTTCAGTAGCTACGGCCACTTCAGAAATTAGAGCAGTAAGATTAAGTTCTGCTGGAGCTTTAATTACGGGATCAGCAATATCTTCATTGAATGACTTATGGAATCACGCAGTATTTACAGCAGCCTCTAACGGAGACGTTATCATTGTTCTTTCAAACGGTTCTCAAATAAGCAATTCGTTTACTCCAAGCTCAACTTGGAATACATACGCAGCAACAGAAGTATTTAAAATTGGAAAATCACATAACGGATCTTCTTCTGCTTTCGGGTATTGCGCCGCTTTTATCAAAGGTGGAAGCAGAATCTTAGAAAGAGCATCAAAGACTCTTAACGATATTGGTAGTGTTAAATTTATATACAGAGACTTGCTGGCAATGAGTAAACTGCAACCATACTACACAATAGTTCAAGCAGATATTGGTAACCAACAACAGTCTAGCTTTTCTGCTTGGAAGCCTAACATCAATTATAAAAGAGGTGTTTACGTTCAGGTAGATTCAAAACCGTACTATGCAAAAGTAGATCATGTTTCATCTACTAATTTTACTGATGATTATTTATCAGCTAGCCCCACCTTTTCAAAATGGTCGCTTGGAAGTAATTTAGGTTATTCTACCGTAGGATTTCCTAAAGACTTCTTTGGAAAAAACAAAGTTCTCGTTTCGGGATCTTTAACAACAGCTCATGTTGTTGACGCATTTAATTCTATCGGAATTGAAATGTACGAAGGACCGGGTCCTTTGGGTCAAACTGATCTTCGGAATCTAGCGGAAATAGATGGAATTGGTTACAGTGGATTAATTTACGGAACTGGTTATCCAATTGGATTCTATAATTTAGACTTGAGCACAAGTCCGCAAAACTTAAATTCATTAGAACCCGGTGGTCTTTATGTATTAAGTGGATCTGGTGTTGAACCTAAGTTTTACAAAACAATAGCGACCAAAGAAGAAGAGGCGAATCTTTATGGGATTGTTGGACTAGAATATCATCCAAACAAAGAAGACTATGTAGAAAGAGAAATTGATGATACTTCATCTACTATCTATGTAAAATCACCTTACGATATTATTTTGAAACCAGAGGAGCCGACGAACCTGCTTTACAATGGTATCTATGGAGGAACGGGAATTTCTTTATCTTGGACTGCTTCAACAACTGATGTTGCTGATTTTACTGGGTATAAAATATATGTTAGCAGACCAGATTACTCTACTACTCATGATTCAGCTTTGACTGAATTTTATTTCGTTCCTAAAACAGCGTTGAGCACTGGCATTCCAATCAACGACATTTATGGTCAATACGACATTGATGTTTACACGCAAGGAAAAGCGCCGTATAAATTCTTGTCTCGTTCTGCGGCTTCTAAAACATTCCATGTTCTTCCAGCATCGACGTTAACAGTTTATTCTGATGGAGCTAACCGTTCAGTGGATAGGGTACTAGTGACTGGAATGAGAGTCGATACGGCTGACGTAAAGAGTTTAGGATATAATGTGATTTGGTATCCAAGAGAAGATCAGCCCGTAGCAACTAGACAAACTACATTGGTCGGATACGGACAAGGTAATTTTACCTCTTCCGATGTCACTTTCAGATGGAGATATATAGATCCAACAGGAGGAGTTATTTCCACTGTAGAGAAAATGCGGAACAATCCTTTCATGTCGTTCCCGCCGAACGTAAAAATTGAAGTATTAGATATAGGCGGTAACGTTTTAGAAAGCGTAGAAAATTATCAAGGATTATCTTATAGAATTGACCAAGATGCTAACAAAAGATTAACGAGCAGAGAAACGGTTGATTATAAAAACGTCCTTCCAACTAGAAATCTTTCTTTAAGAGTAACGGTTAAAGGAGTAAATGAATTAGACAGTTACGGTAGATATAATTCTTTTAATGTTTTGCCAGAATATGATAATATTCAAGTGATTGATTCTTTCCAAGACTCTCCTTATTACGTATTGTCTGGATTCTTCGGAAACACCCAAGGAGTTAAATTGGCTGTATGGAATAGCGGTCAGGATAACGTAGTTACTGGTTCTGGAATTAGAGGCGCTGATTCACTATTAATCAGAAGCGAAACAGGAGAAATAACATACGAAAATATTGTAGAAGCGTTTAAATCTGCTGATGGATTTGACGGAGTAGGAGAAGGCTCTGTCAGAACTGTCCTAGCAAGGCCAGCAGGAGATGGCATTACGATCAATTATAGAGGTTCTGATCCTGATTATACTGCTTACGTCAATTATTATGAAGATTTAGCTAAATATTACGAAGAGAATGTTAATAAATCAACTTCAAAGGAAGTTTGGGGTCAAGAACATTACAGCCAATACGGATTTAACGAAGGCCGCGAATTATTTAAACTAAACGATGGAACATTCGGCGATGCTGACTTAAATCTAGTACCTTCCAATAAGGTAGGATTCTCTGGATTAAGTATTACGGTGTTTCCAGAAGCTGTGTCGTATAACGAACTTGTATTTAACTGTCATTCTCCAACATCAAACAAAGATGTATATAAAGTAGATATATACAGTGGCGATTCTGCTGGTTTCACACCAGATACAACTGATTTCGCAAACCTTCACAAAGAACAAGGTCTCAATGAAACTAGGGCTTATGTAAATACTATCAGACTTTCAAGTTCAACTATTGAAAGAAATAAATGGTACTATTTTAGATTCCAACCTTACGATGATTTTGGCAAAGGGCAGATGTCTCCTGTCGTTAGCGGTTACTTAGAAGATAAGTCTGACAAAGCTCCAATTTCAAAACCTGTTGATTTCCGTTTAAATGGAGGCGCTGATCAAAACGATGAGATTTTAGCAAGTCAAATGGCTCAAGCCAGCAATAAAAATTTAAAATTTAAAATTATTAGCTTTGGAACTGACGTTAATTGGACTGCGTTAGGAGCTACCACCGTAATTATTGGATCAGAATTTAAATACTCTGGAGCAGCTTATAGCGGAACAGGTGGGACTGTAAAAAGAGTGGAAGAAGTTGTAGCTTTAACAGAAAAAGAAACAGAATCTCTTTTAAGTATGAAAGCGCAAACTAAATCTACTGTAACAGTACCAGAAGACATAGAGGAAGGTTCATCATACAACATGATGAACAACGGAAAAGAGGATATTTATATAAAAACATCCTCTGCTGCTGGTTCTGCTGGCGGCAAAACGATAACTATTCTCAAACCTGGCGAAAGAACCGAGATTATTAGAATAGGCGAAGAATGGATTGACTCAAGAGGCGATAATCTTTACTTAGATTAAAGCTTAATATCAAAAACAGATTCGTCCATCTTGTTATCTACACCTTTAACGTAGGACGAGATTTCTGTTTCTTGAGGCGCAACTTGAATCTTTTTGCTATCATAGAAGCTGTTCAACCATCCAGAAAGAGGATTAGCTTTAACATTATAGATTTTCTTGTAACCCATAGAAGTTAAACGGTTATCAGCGAGCCATTCAACGTAGTTCTTGAGAGAATCAGAGGTCAAACCAATCAAGCTACCGCGAGAGAAAAGGTAATCGGCCCATTCTTTTTCTGCGTCCACTGCCATACGATAAGCTTCGTAAACACGGTCTTCATTGTTCTTGATTATTTCTTGAAAGCCTTCTTTTGGATTGTCGCGCAGAATCTTAAAGATATTTTGCGTGATAGCAACGTGAAGATTCTCGTCTCTGGAAATCAAGTTGATGATCTTTGCGTTCCCTTCCATCTTGCCACGATAGCCAAAATAGAACGAGCAAGCGAATGAAACATAGAAGGTAAGACCTTCGGTAATTTGAGTCGCTAACAGAGCGTCAAAGATTTGTTGTTTAGGATCGCTGCTCTTAGTATTCAACAGCGCATCGTATCGGCTAGAAATGGCTTCTGCGCGTTTAACAATCTCTTTATCCTCTAAGATAGAGTCAAAGAACTTAGTCGCGTCAGGATGCACGTTTTGAAGAATGTAAGTATAGCTATTACTATGGATAGTTTCAAAGAAAGACCATACATTCATGCAGATTTCAAGCTCTGGATTGCTAACGTAATCAGCAAGAGAGTTGATGCTACGCGAAAGCATAGAATCAGTCATCGTTTGAAAGCGAAGATTACTATCGAAAACGAAGCGTTCTTCTGGAGATAAGTTCTTGTAATCGGCGGAATCTTTCGTGAGATTAATTTCTTGTGGTCGCCAAAAGAAGTTCATTTGTTGATCGTAAAGATCATAGAACTTTGGGTACTTCAAGCGGTCATAACGCTGAATAGCCAAGTCTTCACCAAGAAAGATGGGTTGTTTAAGAGAGTCTGTGTTAATGGTATTTAATACTGTTTTCATGTTGTTACAAAGTGCAAGCTCCACTGGAGCAATTATCTGCTTCTGCTTCTGGTTCTACTTTTTTAACTTCTGTTGCTGAACCAAGTACGGTTTGTGTATCACCGTCAAATGTGTTTGTATAGTAAAGATTTTTAATACCATACTTATAAGCCAAGAGAATATCACGAACAAGATCAGTTTGTGGTGGAACTTTATTTGGATAATTGGCCGTATTGTAATACAAGTTTGTTGACATACTCATATCTACGAATTTTTGAATAGCGGCGGCTACTTTAAGATAGCCGTCGTTGTTCGACATTTCGGAAGCGATAGTATAGTGTTGCTTATGCTCTTTAATGTTTGGAACAACAACAGATATAACTCCAGCTTTTGAACGCTTAAACGAGATAAGCGAGCGAGGAGGCTCAATACCATTTGTTGAAGACTGAATTACGGAGCTAGATTCAACAGGCATGATAGCTGTTAAAGTGCTGTGGCGCATACCGTGTTGAGCGATTTCTTTACGAAGAGCTTCCCAATCAAAATGGAGCTTCTCGGTAACGAACTCGTCAACGTTCTTGCAGTAAGTGTCAATTGGAAGAATTCCTTGAGAAAATTTAGTAAGATGGAACTTTTCGCACTTACCTTTTTCCTTGGCAACCTCAACAGAAGCTTTAATAAGATTATAGCTGATAGATTCCATAAGCGCAGCAACCTTATTAGGAGCTTGCTTATCGAAGTATTTGATTTCTCGTTTAGCAAGCCAAGCAGCTAAGTTGGTAACGCCAACACCAAGACTACGGCGCTTCTTAGCGAAGTTCTCTGCTGCTGGAACGAAATAGTTTTGATGGTCAATCAATTCTTCAAGCATACGAACAATAACATCGCACACTGATTCCATTTCATCTTCTGAAATTTCTAAGAGGTTAACGGCAGAAAGAATGCAGACGCCGATTTCACCATCTTTGTCATTAACGTCTTTGATTGCAATTAAAGGATGATTAACTTCTAAACAAAGATTAGCAGTATCAACTTGTTCAGTCCAAGAACCATGAGAATTAGCATGATCAACATTCATCAAATAAATGCGACCAGTCTCTACACGCTCTTTAGAGAACAAGAAAAGAAGATCTCTGGCATTAAGTACCTTTTTAAATTTAATTTTATTATTCTTTTCGGCAGCTTCGTAAAGCTCCTTAAAACCTTCCATGCCAAAGTTGTTCCAAAGTTCAGGAACTTCATGGTAAGAGAAAAGAGTTACAGTCTTGTTAGACATAGCGCGATCATAGAACAAACGATCAAAGCCAATGCAGTAATCAAGTTTGCGAACACGATTGTCATCAGTGCCAGCATTGTTCTTGAGAACCATAATGTCTTCAATGTCGTGATGGAACCAAGCAACGTTAACTGTTGCAGAGCCGCCACGAATACCGTTTTGATGGCAAGACTTAACAGTAGATTCAAACATCTTCAAGAACGGAATTGGACCAGTATGACTGACCATGCCGCCTTTAACTGGGCTGTTTACGGCCCGAATACGGCTAATATTCATGCCGATACCATATCGGTTGGCAGTTGCTAGGCCAACAGCGGTATTATTGCCAAAAATCGAATCTAAAGTGTCGTCAACAGTGAACAGGGCGCATGAAGCATAAGACTTCAAAGTTGTGCGAACACCTGCCATAATTGGCGTAGGAAGATTGATTTTGTGCTGGCTAAAGTAATTATAGGCTCGCTTAACGTATTGCAGTCTGTTTGAGGTATAGTTCTTGAACAAAGTCATAGCAATAAGCATATAAGCAAATTGCGGCGTTTCGTAGATTTTCTTTGTAGTACGGTTCTGAACTAAATATTTCTCGCACAACTGTTTAATACCAGCATAAGTGAACGAAAAATCACGATCATGTTTTAAATACTCGTCAATCTTATGGAACTCTCTCTCGTCATACCATTTAAGAATGTCGGCATCATAAATGCCAGCATTAATGTTTTCTTTAACAAAATCAATAAGTTTTGGAGCGTTTCTGCCTCCCCAAACTTCTTTGCGAAGTTGATAGCTCTGCAAACGAGAAGCAACATATTGATACTGAGGCTTTTCCTCAGAGATCAAATTAGCAGCAGACTCAATCAAAGTGTTGTGAACATCTTTAGAAGATATTCCATCAAAGAAAGATAAGTTAGCATTAATTCCTACTTCTTCAAGAGAAGTGTCGCTAATACCTTCACAAGCCCAAGCTAAAACTTTATTAATTTTGTCAGCATCGAATTTTTCAACTTCGCCGCTTCTTTTCTTTACGTTTATGAATTTTTTCATATTGAAACTAAAATAGGTAAGATAATTTACAGGTTAAACAGACGTTAATTTTAAACAAACTTCTTTAAGAAACTATTTGTAGTTCTTAACGAAATTGAGTGTATCCACATTGAATCCATTGTTCATGTAAAACATCTGGACTCTAGGGTCGCCGCCATGACTAATGTAGGAGCAGTTTAAGAAGTCAAGGCTTCTTTGCTGAATAAATTCTTCGACAGCAGAAATTACCTTAATACCGTCAAGATAAGACTTTCCGCAAGTAACCCAAATGATTTCTTGCACACCTCTTCTGCCGCTGACCCAATCAGAAGAAACAAATCCAGCGAAGATTGAGTTAGGTTTTCCGTCTCTAAAATAAACGAAGAAAACAGCGTCATCTTTGAGGGTGAGTAGAGCGGTGACTAACCTATCTTTTAGATAGTTTAAATCCCACTCTGCTCCCCAATGTTTTTGAATTTTGCAGATGTTTTGTATCCGCTCGGTCAAAGACATTTCATCAAGAATAGCTTTAAGCTCAGAAGCTCTAACGATTCTCTTGACCATATTAGACAAACTTAATTAAGGCGCGAGCTTCTTTAACTGGAATATCAGTCCAAGTCTTCCATTTAGAAGTTTCTTCGTTGCGATATGTCTCAGATTTCCAAAGGCCGCGTAGAAAATTTTTAAAGTTCTCAAACTCGTCTCCACCAGAATTGTGTTCAGAGTCTCTGAATTTATTCTTTAAAACTCCTTGAGGAGTAATGTCGCTTGAATGATCGCTTGCGGCGATTACTTTGCCAGAACCTTTCTTGTCAATTTCATCTTCGCCGACGATATGAATGCCAAGATAATTGCGGACAGCGCGAACAAAAGCTCGGTTAGCTGCGATAGTTTCTAAAAACTTTTGACCAAAACTGTCAGTGTTGTCGAATGAAGCGTTAGCGACATCCATTGTGCAGTTTGATTCCCAACTGTCGCCGCCATCAATTTGATTTGTAGTCTCAAAATTAGAAATCCAGCTGACCGCGCAAGTAGCAACTACATAATCTCTTTCAAGCTTAGGAAGAGAAAAGTCAATGCGGCTATAACCGCGAAGTTTAGCGACTTCTTTAATTCCCGAAAGCTTGATCAGAAGCTTGTTATCTTCCAATCCTTCGATAGAATCTGGAACTGGTTTACCAAAACGTTCAAACGCGCTTTTATTTGGATAAAGGTGCGCTGGTTTCACCATAGCTCGCCAGTTGACGGAGCCATCTTGATTGAAGATATAATTAACGTTTTTTAACAACCCTCGTTCGTCACGATTGGTCGGCTTGTCGAATGGTTTTGTGTTTGAGTCGTTCATCTTTTATAATATGGAAGTGATCTAATTCCTCCCAGAAGACAGGATCATTTACGACTTTCGCTAATCTGTCAAGCTTTGGTTGGTTATTTTTCCAAGCTAACTTACTGGCGAATACTTTTTCTTCTGAAAGGATTATCTTTTCAGAGGAAAAGAGACACGTTTCATCTATCATGTCAAGTGTTTTGACTGTATTTTTATCAAATACTTCATCTTTTTCTAAACCAAAATCAAAAAACTTTTCAGCTAAAGCTCCCCAATTATCGTTGTACTTGGCAATTAAATCAATTTTAATTCCAAGAGATTTTACGTCCTTGAGATATTCAAGAGTAATAGATTCGTTAGCGATAACTGTGATGCCGTGAACCTTAGATTTGATAGCGTCGATAACTTTAATAGGAATTTCTTTATCGGTAATGATGTTAAGAAAGCTTACTGAAGCCAAGCGAACAAGATTAGCTTCAGAATAATGGTAGTCCATTCTGATGTTGCAAATTTTATCTTTAATTACCGCTGGAGCCATCAAAGAATCAGGAATGATCTCAATCGTAGGTTTATGATACAAGTCGCCAATGTGCAAAGTCTTTACTTTGTCCAAGTCGTTTTCAATGCCGAGTTGGTTTAAAGCGGCTCTAGCCACCACCTCTGGCATGAACGTGTTAATCTTCTTCTTTTCCTCTGTAAGCGAAAAGGATGGCTTGCCTTGAGTCTTCCAGTCAACTTCAAGCAAGGTTTGGTTTGCTGGGTCGCCCCAAAACGGTTTGCAGTTCTGCGCGTAGCAATAAGGATACATCGCTACGATCTTTGTATTGAAATGCCCCGCAAAATGAGCTGACAAGCTATCAATACCAAGGTAAAGAGAAGCGTTCTTAATCAGATAAGCTAGTTGAGACAAAGATGTTTTACCCCTCAAGTCCATATCGACGGCACTTACTGATTGATCTGATTCAATTCCAACGTGAATGATTTTATAATCAGTTGTGTATTCTTTAATGTGAGAAAATACCTTTGTCCAGTAATCGTACTGGCGAGAGTTGCCTTTGCCGCTTGTTTGAAAAACGATATATTTATCAATGGCTAAAGGATAATAAGATTCATTAACAATAGGCTTGTCAATTAAAACGCCGCAAGATAATGCGTAACGATTAAGTAAGTGCATGACTAGAAAGAAGATTGAATTGTATTTTGTCTATACCGTTATGTTGGTAATCGTAATTTTTTTGAGTTCCCAAATGCGGCAGGAATGTAATGTCGAAATAACCTTCGCCTTTAGCGTGACCTTCCATAGTTAAGAGGTTTTCCATTGCAGGAGTAAAATGTAAAACTTTATGGATATGGGGATTGCCATTGAGCAGCTCGTTAAATTCTGGCTTTGTGGCAAAGTAAATGTTGTATTCAGGATACAATTTTTTAATCGAAGGAAGCAGAGAAGTACTCATGAAAACGTCACCAGCACTTTGCGGCATAACGAATAGGATTCGGCGACCAAGATCATCTTTATCAAGTAAATCGGACAATTCAATTTTATTGTTTTGTTGATTCTCTTTAGCTCCAACATTTCTGAAATAAGATAAGATTTGATCTCTAGTTACTCCTTTGTTCAATTGGGAAATCCAAGTTTTAAGACCTTCATCATTCTCGTCAACCGTCATTCTAAGAATGTTTTTGTACAAGTCGGTAACCCAAGCTACGTTATCTTCTGTGTCGAGAGGAATATGATTTGGATTGCGCGGAATAAAGTCGCTCTCAAAATTCCATTCGACGGTTGAAGAGTTGTCTATGATTTCTTCTATCTGCTTACCGATAACTTCGGCAGAAAGGTTCTCGATAACAAACTTTCTAGCTTTCTTGCCCATCACAAGACGCTTTTCGAGCGGCATCTTGTAAACTCGTTCAATTTTCTCAGCAATAGACTCAGGAAGTGTTGTCGCTTTGATGAAATTAGTACCTGGTTCGTAGTACGGCTTCCAACTAAGCGGCATACCGCCACTTTCTTCGGTAGAGAAGTCTTCGCCGCACGAATAATTAGTAACCAAAGTGATCAAACCAGTTAACTTAGCTTCGGTAACAGGAATTTCTTGACCGCCGCTAGTAAAAGGATGGCAGTAAACATCCATTAAGTTGTAAATCTCATTCAACTGCTCTTCGCTTACGCCGTTTGTGATATTTGTGGTTTCAACAGTGTCTTTACCGTCGCAATATTTGCACGCGATCTTTTGACCAGAGAACTTTTTGATTTCGTACTGCTTACATTTCTTACAGAAGTAAGTGGTCAATACGTCATCATTGCTTATTTCATTATCTTTGATTAGTTTAGCAATATCCCAGCCTTCGCCCCAGTGAGTGTGAAGCAGTAATTTGGCTTTTGACTTAGGATTGTCCTGTTTGAACTTCTTGAATCCTTGAATTAAGTTAGGAACGCTTTTACGGAGTTGATTTCTAAATACAAAACCAATAATAAATTCATCAGTGAGTCCAAACTCTTTTCTCAAAGCAGTTCTGTCTTCTTCTTTCAAACGAAAAAACGAAGATGTTTCGGTAGAGCCTCTAAGAGTTTTGATTGAGCCTTTAGGATGACCGAGACGTTCAGCTTCTTTACCTGCGAATGAAGCCCAAGCATAATAATGCTTAACCTTTGGAATGATTTTGATAGCGTCTTGATAAAGAGGAAGCGAATCAAGAGTTGTCCATACCATACAGTTATTATTCCACCATTTCTTTTCCGTAAGTGGGGCTAACGCCCAAATATCTTCAATGCCGATATAAAAGTCGGGCTTAATTTCTTTCATAAGATTATCAATCTCATGATGACCATAACTAACTGCGCGAAGTTTTGTTTGGTCGGAAGCTAAAGCTTGAACAACTGCTGGTTCAGGCATAGTGCCAAACCCCTTCCAAGGAAGAGTTTTTAATTCATCGGAATCTTTATACTTAGTATTTGCAAATTCGACAAGGTTGTACTTACCAGTTTTATACAAGTAACGAAGAACATTCTTCATGTTCTTGCCAAAACCAGTAAAGATACGACTGCTGTTACTATGAAATACTACTGTTTTTTTCATTGAGCCTCAACGCGAAAAGATTCAGCTAGATAGCTTTCAAGAAATTGAGCGAGTAATTCGGACTCTCCCAACTCAAAACTAATAGAGAATTGTTGCTCACCGCGTTTAATACTGAAAGAAAACGCCAAACCGCCGATTTTCTTTTCGTAAGGTCCAAACATAATCGAAGTTGAGGAGCCTTGGTAAACGTGAACTGTGCTAAATTTGGTTTCTTTACGAACAGCTCGGATCATCGACGCCGCCTCTGTTTGGTTAAGCTTCAAAGCCGCTGTCTTTTCGGGGTTCTTGGCGTTTTGGGTGAACGAGCCTTTTCTGGAAGCCTCGTCCCATCCAGCTTGCTTTACGAAGCTAGTATAAAGTGTTAAGCCTTTTTCGTCTTTACTTACATTAAAAGAAGCGGCTGTTCCTGTGCAGGACTTATTAGGTTTGTAAAAATTAAGGCGCATATATCATTTGTGTTTCAAGATAATAATGCGCTAATAGACTTTTTAAACTAATTTTAAAATAAAAAAGCCTACGTTTTTAGGCGTAGGCTTGAGGATTTCCGCTAATTAATTATTAGCGTGTAATCGTTTGACCTCTGAAGGATACTGCGACAACGCTTGTCTTAGCGAACTTACGAACTTCATCGGCATTGCGGTCATGCACGATGATCATTTGTGGAGTCTCGCTGACGAAACGAGCATTCAGAACTTCGTTGGTGGTGACAAGGCCGAAGAAACGACCTGCTGTATTTGTGATGGCGTTGATAACGCGATTTGTGTTTGTGGTTTTCATAGATTTTAACTACGCCAGAGAAGATAGAAGCCTTGTATCGTTTTGTCAAGTGTTTCTTCGAGAAAAAGTTTACTTTTTATTTTGTTAAAATACTGCTCTGACTTATTAATGTAACCTCTTAATTTAACGTGATTTGAAACTCCGAAAGTCATGTATTCGGAAATAATTTTAGAATTTAAGTAAGAAAAAATAAACAATTCAGACGCTTCTTTTGTGGCTATTAGTTTATCGTTATCGACTTGATAGTAAGAAAGAAAATTATTAAAAACACTATCAGAACAATTCAAAAGTTCTTTTGTTAGCCAGAGTTCAAGATATTTATTTGCGTGACAAGCGTATTCAAAATTTAATAATTTAAATTCTTTATTAGACAAAATGATGTTAGACGAATCTAAATCCAAATGGCAAAGACAGCAATCATCAAGAGATTCGACGTAAAGAGATTTGAACGCTAATTTTGTAGCGCCAAATACCTGAGCGACTGGAAAAGTATGATGTATCATCATAGACTCTCTTGGCAAAAACGAAGTGATAGCCTCTATCGTTTGGTCTTTAGTCCCACAAGAAACTGAGTGCATACTTCTCAATACATTTGAGAAAACGTTTTCAAGTTTCAATTTAGAGTTTAATGGGTATTTAGATATATCCGACAAAAATATGCCAGAAGGCATTTCGTAACAAATATAATTAAAATCTTGCCCCAAACTAAAAGAAACTATTTTCGGATGGAACGAAAAGTTATTTTCGCAGAGTTTGTCCCAAAAATTAGGAATGAAAGGAGAAACGCTAACTTTTAAAAAATAAGGCTTACCATTAGCGGCGACAACATAAAGATCATACAAAACATTTGTAGAATACTTTTGGCAATTAGTTACCTCAAACCCAAGATCAGAAGAAACTTGCTGCTTTATAGAAGCAAGCATTTCAAGCTCAATTGGCAACAGAGTGTTGTCTTGAACTGTGTGCTGCAAGAAGTTTCTCTTTTGTTCCATGTACTTGTATCTCGTTATCTTTAATCTTTACTTTAATCTCATTATACGAGCTACACGCTAAACTGTCAACTATCTTTGTTTTAAGTTCGTTTTCGATAAAGAAGATAACGCCTCTAGCTCCATTTTTTGAGTCCTTAGTTTTAGACAGGATAAAGCTAACAACGTCATTAGAAAAAGATGCTGTTGTACCATTAGCCTTTAATGAAGCCTTGATTGATTCAAGTTCTGTTTCAGCGATCTTAGCCAAAGACTCATCTTTCAAATGATCAAAAATGATTATGTCGTTTAAACGAGCTAAGAACTCTGGTCTAAAAAATCTTTTTAATTTATCTTGGACGTTATCTTTAGAGATAACATCTTCGGCTGGAGCGCAAAAGCCAACTTGTTTATTGTCGCCGAATTGAAAGCCAACATTACCAGTCAGGATCAAAATGCAGTTTTTGAAATTAAGCTTTCTGCCGTGTGCGTCACTGAGTTCTCCGTTATCCATTACTTGAAGAAGTATATTAATAACGTCTGGATGAGCTTTTTCGATTTCATCAAACAAGAAAATAGAAGATGGACGTTTCTCTAACTGCTTGGAGAAAATGTTTGACTGGCCGTATCCAACATAACCGGGCGGTGAGCCGATAAGCTTAGAGATAGAATGAGGTTCCGTAAACTCCGACATATCAATTCTTACGAGACTTTCTTCGCCGCCAAAGGCTTGTCTAGATAATACTTTAGCTAAATGAGTTTTACCAGAACCAGTTGGGCCAACGAGCATAAAACTGCCGAGAGGCTTATTAATAGATGACAACCCAAAAGAAGAGCGTAAGATACAATCAGAAATCTTCTTTAGGGCAGCGTCTTGTCCAAAGACGTATTTCTTTAAGTCGTTATGGATGTTTCTGAAATTAGAATCTTGAGCGTTGGTGTCAATTATAGACCCAACTTTTTCACAGAGGACTTGGTAAACGTCTTTGCGAGTAGCTGTTACTTTTTTATTTTCTTGCAGCTTCATCCAAGATTCAAATTTTGCTTTGTATTCTTTAACGATACTATTTATCTGAATACTTTTAGACTCCTCAGACTCAAACAGACCTTCAGACTGCTCTAATTCATAAATCATAGCTTCAATCTTTTTGATCTCTTCTGATCTAGCGTAAGTCTTGATTTTGACTTTAGCTCCAACTTGATCTAAAATATCAATAGCTTTATCTGGGAATCTTCTATTAGGAATGTACTTAGCGCATAGTTCGATTATGTCGCTGAGAGTTTTATCAGGAAACTTGATCTTATGAAACTCCTCGTAGTACGGCTTAATGTTTTTTAAGATGTTAAGAGTTTCTTC